GTTCCGTCCTTGAGGAACTGAATCAGGCCGGCGGGCGTTTTTCTGTATGATTCCGGGAACGCGCCGCTCGATGATGCCAGGCGCGACGACACCGCGGCCTCGCCGAGAATGTTGCCTTCGGCGTCTGTGAAGATGTAGCGCAGCGTCTCGAAAAACGGGTTGCGATACACGCTGGCGATTGTGGCGAGGTCAAGCGCGGCGTCTTTGCCACCCTTCGCGCTGATCTTCTGCCCGACTAGCTGTGCTGTTTCCGATTCTCGGAAATCACGCGCAATACGGTCTGCAAGGACGGAACCGCCAAACCGCCGCACAAGCGCATCGACTTCATATTTTCCGCGTCGGACGAGGCTTGGAGTTGCGTCAGGGCGCAGTCCAGTTCCTCCTGCGTCACCCCGCTCGGGGGCGGCAGGTGCAGGATGATCGTCTTGCCGTCCGTTCCGATCTTGGTTGGGGTCACGTCCATAGTTGCCGAACATATCACGGGACGCCTTCACCTCGTGGTGAATGGCTCCCTGCTCGGGCCGCTGGCCCGCGAACAATTCCCCGTCGCCGGCCTGCATGTCCGTCCGGCCCGTGCCGGTCTTGCCGTCGCGCAGCGCATCCTTGGCGCGCTTGGCCGCATCCAGGTAGTCGCGGTGCGTCGGCGGGGCAATCAGCCCCTGCGGGCCGCCCGCTACTTCTTGGCGCGAGCCTTGGGCACGGCTGGGTAGGCGGGTTTCACCGGGCTGTAGCTGTCCAGCGGGGTGCGATGCATGGCCGCCCCGATCGCCTTGGCCCGATTCAGAGATGCGATGGCCAAAGTCATACGCTGGCCACGAGTCAGGTTCGTGCTGGGAATTGTGGTCTTGCTCATGGTTCAACCTCTCGATGATGCCGCGCAGCCGCTCGGCGTGGTCGGCGTCGTCGCTGGCGTCGAAGGCCGCGCCTACCACGTCCTGGTCCCGCGCCCCTAGATCATAGGCCCGCTCGGTGAGCGCCGCGATGGAGGCGGCATGGTCGTGCTCGGGCTGGTTGGTCGGCACGAATGGCTCCATCTCGCCCGGATCCATGCCGTAGTGCTCGTCATGCCACGGGTTCGCCATGCCGTCCTCAAACCCCTGCGCCGCGTCATGGCGCGCGCGATCGTAGGCCGCGGCATGGTCGGCCTGGTCCATCGAATAGACCGGCTCGCTGCCACGGAACGCGCGATCGAACACGTCCAGCGCGTCGTTGTCGTCCACGATCGGCGTCCCGTGCTCGGGATCGCTCGGCAGGTAGCCTTCCTGCTGCATGAACTCGCGGAGATCCGAAAGCGTCATGCCGCCGTTCTTGCGGAAAATGTGGTGGATGCCGCCCGGCGCGCGCCGGGTGAACTCGGCAGGATCCACGCCCTGGGACTTGAAGGCCGCCCGGTTCAGCCCGCCGTTGCGCGCGATGACGTTCAGCAGGTCCATCGGCTTGCGGGTTGCGGGGTCGGTCTTGGAGACCCGCTGGCGCTTCGGCTTGGGCGCTACGGCTGGAACTTGCGGCGGTGCTGCACCAGGTTCGCCCGGAACCGCACTGTCAGCAGGCACTCCCGCTGCGCCCGCGCCATGATCGCCAGCAGCAGGAGCGAGGCGATTGCCCCCGCCAGCTCCCATTTCGGGTTGTCCACCGGGTCCTGCGGGCTGGACATTGGGGCCTCCGGTCGGTTGCGGGGTAGGCAGCAGGCCCTGCGCGGCCAGCTTCGCCGCGTCGAGGATGGGGTTCGGCGCGGGGCCGGCCTGGAACGGGCTCGTCGGGGGCGCGCCTTGCGGCGCCGGCGTCTCGCCTCCGAACACGTTGCGCAGCAGCATCGCGTCAACGTCCGACGGCGGCCCGCCATGCACGACGCCGGGCGGCATGCCAGCTACGGCAGGCGCGGCAGGCGGGGCGGTCGGCGGAATACCCGGAGCCGCATTGGCTGCGGCAAGATCGGCGTTCCCCGCGGCCAGCAGGCTCGGGTCGATCGCTCCGGTCGGCGGGGCATCCACCACCGGCGCGCCCGACATGGCGTGCATGACCCCCGCGCCTGCGCCGGACGTGGCGCCGAAGGCCGCGCCGAGCGCTGCGTTCTGCCCCACGCCCTCCATGATCGGCCTGTTGCTGTAGTAGTTCTGCTGCGCCTGGTCGGCGCCTTCCTCGAAGGTGTTGCTCGCCGTCTCGCCCAGCAGCGCGCCCAGGAATTGCCGCGCCTTGCCGGCCAGCGTCGGTGCGCCATGCTCCAACGATCCTGACAGCGCCTTTTCCACCGACGAGCCGCCGGGGATCAGCTTGGCCGCGCCGCCGTTGATGAGCGCGGACGCCGCGAACGAATCCGCTCCGCGCGAGGCGATCTCCTGCGGATCCACGCCCTGCTTCGCCAGCTCCTCGGCGACCTGCTGTTCAGACTGTCCACCGGCTTCCAGCGCCTGCAGCGCGATCGTGCCCGCGGCGGAACCCGGCACCGTGCCCAGCACCAGTTGCGGAACCTGCTCCATGCCCTGCACGCCGAGCGTGTAGCCGGGGTGTTTGGCGAGGAACTTGAGGGTCGGCACGAACCCTTGCGTGCCCTGCATTTCGGCGTCGAGCGCCTGCGTCGGCGCGGACATCTGGCCCTGCTGGCCCTGGGTGTCGGCATTGAACTCGGCGCGGCGCTGTTGCACCACCTGCGGCTGCGGCAGCAGGTACGGCGTGGTGGCCGCGTGGATGACCTGCCCGGCGGGGGTGTGGTCGCCCAGCAATGCCGCGAGGCCGGGGCTGACCATGCTGGCGACCGCCGCGGGGGCGTGCTGGATCACGGTGTTGGCCACGTCCACGGGCATGCCGACCACGCCGCCGCCAACGTTGTTGGTGCCGATGTCGAGCGCGTGCAGGGCATCGCTCGCGGCTTCGCCCCAGGTGCGGGAGCGCGGGGCCACCACGGGCGCCGGTGCGCCGGCCACCGCGTTGCGTGCCGCGCTGCGCAGCACGTCGATCGCGCTGCTCGGCTTGACCGATTGGAAGTCACTCCAGGGGCCATCGTCGGCCCGGTAGTCCTCCCACGGCTTGTCGGTCATCGTGCGCGCGTCCAGTTGGCCTTGTTGCCGGGATCGCCCCCAGTGTAGCGGTAGCCCTTGCGGACCGTTCCCACCGCGAGCCCGTGCGCGTCCTTCGGCGCGCCGAACTGGAACGGCTGCGCGGGAGCGCCGCCGCTCATGGTGTCCATGATGTTGGTGCTGCTGGTGTTGTGGGTCATGCCGGCATGGTTGCCGTCGCCGCCTGAGCGAACGCCTGCAGACGGGGTGCGGTTTTCGACGTGCAGGTGCGGCCCATGCCATTCCTGCTGTCCGGGCGGGCGGGTGCGCTCGTCACGCACCAGCAGGTTCGGGTTGCCGGACAGAGCACTCATGACCGCTGCCTGCTGCGCCGGGGACTCCTGCGCCATGCCCACGTCCACGGCGTTCCCGCTGTAATGCAGGCTGCCGGGGTTGTGCTGGCCGCCCGTGGTCGAAGTGATGCGCGCGCCAGGCGCCGTCTTGGCCACGATCCCGGCAAGGCGCTGCGCCGCCAGGACCGCCGACGCGCCAGTAGCCGCGTTGTGCGCGAGTTGCTGCGCGCGCGAGGTGTTCTGCTGCTGGCCGGCCAAGGCGGCATGGGCACGGTTGTAGCCGGCCTGGGTGGTGTTGACATCGACGTGGGACAGGGCGTTGGCCGCCGCGGCGTGGCGCTGTGCTTCCAGCGCGTTGGTCGCACCGATGTTCGCGGCCCCGACCGGGGTGACCACCATCGGCTGGTCCGGCGCACCGAAGGCGTTGTAGGCCAGCCCCTGCGGGTTGACGTGCGTGGTTTCCAGTGGCTTGCCGGCGGCGATCCCGGTCAGCGCGGAGGCCAGCGGGCTCGGTCCCCCGTGCGCCACCACGTCGGCGATTGCCTGCGCGTTGGTGTCGAACTTCTGCTGGGCGCCCTGGTACGTCCCGAACTGCGCCGGGTTGTAGCCCGCCCCGAAGGTCGCGTCGGCCACCGCCGCCGTGCGCGGATCGACGCCAGCATCCAGCAGGCTCTGCTTGTAGGCTTGCGCCTTCTGGTACTGCGCCACCTTCATGCGTGATTCGGCAAGCGCCTTGTCGAGCGTGACGGCGCCGAGCGCGCCCTTCTCGTAGGCGGTCTCGCGGCTGCTCCCGCCGCCGGCCAGCGCCGCCCCAAGCCGTGCCCATCCGTCTCCGCTCATGCGATCACCACTGGTACTTGAGGGCGGCAGGCTGGTACAGCGGCAGTTGCGCGCCGGTGGCCTGGACGTTGTAGTTCGGCAGCGTCTCCTGCGAAACGCCTCCATACCCGCCGCCACCCGCGCCGCCGGCAAGGCCGCCGGCCACGCCGTTGGCGAACGAGGCGCCCGCGTCGATGCCGGCATTGCGGTGGATCCCGCGCAGCTTCATGTCGTTGATGAATTGGTCGCCGGCATTGGCCCGCAGGATCGAGTCGATCGCGGTGGAGTAGCGGTTCTGCGTGATGGCTTCCTTCTGGCGCTGCATTGCCGGGGCATCCATGCGCGACATCAGTCCGGCGATCTTGTTGCCGTAGTCCTGGATGCCGAGCGCGGCATCCGCGCCGGACTGCTTGTAGGCATCGGACACGTTGCCGGCCTGGTTCAGCCCCGCCGTGGTGTTGCCCTTCTGCGCCTGCATCGCCTGCACGTACTGGCCGAGCCCCTGCGCCGCGGAGTCCTTGGTATCCGACTTGGCCTGGGTATCGACCAGCTTGTTGACTTGCGCATCAGCCTGCTTCTGCTTCTGCGCGCCCTGCTGGATGGCGAACGCGGCCTGGTTGTCCTGCTTATGCGCCGTGTTCTCGGTGTTGTAATACTCCGCGCCAGCCGACGCCGCGGCGAGCGCGAGGGCGATGGCGGTGGACGTTGCAATCGCCATGTCAGGCAAGCTCCTTGGTGTAGAACCGCTCGGTCAGCGCGTAGCCGGTGCGAAGGTAGAGCTGGTCGGCCTGCTCTGGACTGGATGCCAGCGTGGCCATGCGGATGCGGGAAGCGCCAGCGGCGCGCGCAGCGTCCTCCCCGGAACGGATGAGGCGGATCGCGGTCATGCCCCCGCGGGCCTCCGGCGCGACCCAAAACACGATCTCATTGGCGAACACCACCGAAGCGTTGAACACGAACGGATCGATGTGCAGGCACAGCATCCCGACGAGGGCGCCATCGGACTCGGCCACGAGCATGGTGCCGGTCTGCATGGTCAGGATCGCCAGGCCCGCAGCCGCCTCGCGCGTCATCGGCGCCAAGTCGGCGTAGGGCGAGTCGGCATAGAACACCGTTGCCATTTCCACGATCCGCGGGATGTCGTCATGCGTCGCCGGGCGAATGCGCGTGGTCACCGCTTGCCCCCGCCGTAGCCGAATCCGGGCTGGTACAGCAGGCCGTAGTCGGACCAGCCCTGGCGCTGCGCCGCGGCATCGCGGCTGCGCTGGTAGATGTCGGCGAAGTTGCCGAAGCTGTCCCCGAGCTGCTGGGAGCGCGCGGTGGCGTTGGCCGAGGCAAGATCCGATCGCATCCGCGCGTTGGCCTGCTGGCTTGCCGTGGTGGCGTCGAGGCCGGCCTGCGCCATGCCGATCAGGCTCATCCGGCTTTGCTCGTCCTGCCCGCGCATGTCGGCCATCGAGCCCTGCGCGCGCCGCTCCACGTCGAGCACGCCGCGGGTATATGCCTGGTCAGCCAGCCCCTGGTTGTCGAGGGCCACGCTGCCGCCGGTCTGGTGGTTGCGCGCCATCGAGAATCGCAGCTTGCGGTTGTTGTCGTCGTTCTGCCGGTTCAGGTCACCCATGTAGTAGTCACGGGTGGCCTTGCCGAAGTCGTTGATCTGCGACTCGCGGTTGGGATCGTCGTAGATGGCATTGATGCGCGATGTGGTGTTGGCGATCTGCGCCTGCCGGTCCTGCTCGGCGGCCTGCGCCTGCTGCGCTGCGTGGTTGCTGCCGCCGCTCATACCGCCACCCGCGCGAACGTGATGGCATCCTCGCGGCCTGCGCCGTAGCCCGGATGCACGCCTTCGCGGCGCATCAGCATGGCGCGCTCGTACCACTCATGCGCGCGCGTGCGCGAGGCCAGCGCCGTGACTTCGATGCGATGGGCTCCACCGGCCAGCAGGGCATCGCACTGGCGCCGGCAGAACCGGGTCAGCGCGCGCCCATGCTCGGACCAGCCGCGATCGGTGCAGGCGAGCCAGGCGTTATACACGCCGGGTCGCACTGGATCGAACCCGCCCGCCACCAGCGGGGCGCCGGAGGCATCGGTCATCAGGTACTTCGGGCCGCGGGTGTTCATCAGGGCCAGCGCGGTCGCCTCGGGATCGTAGTGGCCGATGCCGGAGAACGCGGCGAACTGCGCCCGCTCGTCCGCGCACATGCGATGCGCGATCATGGTCAGGTCCACCAGCAGGGGAACCGTGAACACCGGCGGGGCGATCGTTGCATCCATGTCAACGGATGCTGAACGTGGCGTGGTGGCAGTCAACGGACTCATCCGGTTGTGAGGGTCAGTTTCAGGGCGTTGAACGTCCACCGCTGGGTGCCGGAGAACGTGATCCGCACAGACAGCGAGGCGCCGGTGACCGGCATCGGGATCGGGGTGTCCGGCACGGTGTCGGCAGGCACCTCGTAGGGCTCGGTCCATGCGGTCGGGTCGTTCTCGTTGTAGCCGATAGCCACGGACGGGTCGCCACTGGCCACGATGTCGAAGCACTCCACCGCCTTTTCGCCGCCGGGGTTGCCGAACTCAAGCCACGGCGTCTGGATCACGCCCGGCGCCGGCGTGAACATGGCGCCATCGGTGAGCTGGTCGCCCATCAACGTCTCATCCATGCGATAGACGTGATCGGCGCTGCGCAGCAGCAGGTCCACGCCGTCGATCGCCCAGTCCTGCACCGCGTAGGGCAGCAGGTAGCGCGACCAGGCCCCCACCTCGCCCGGGCGGGTCAGGGTGTAAACCATCACCTGCGTCTCGTTCACCGATACGTCGGGGAACATGAACCACGCCTGCCCCATGCTCGGCACGTAGCAGGCCATCGGCGCGAGCCCTGCGGCCAGCAGCGCCTGCACCATCGGATCCACCGGCATCCCCACGTCGCCGGACTGCATCGAATTGCTCACGCCGACCACGCCCAGCGAGCGCACGCCCTTGGCGGACACGAACAGCAGGTCGTTGGCCACCGGCACCATGCCGTCGGGATGGACACATCCCACCGGCAGTGCATCGGCCAACGCCATGTTGTCCGGGTCCTCGTCCACCGCCCACACCTGCAGGCCCTCCGCATTGGCCGGGACCACCTTGGCGCGGTACAGGCCCAGCGCCTTGACCGGGTTGGATCCGTAGCTCTGCAGCCCGGTCGGGAGATAGCCGGCGTCGCGTGGCGTGGACCAGTCCAGCGGCTGCACGGTGGCGCAGTAGCGCACGATGTCCCCCTTGATGCCGGGCGCGTAGATCTTGCTTGCCGCGATCAGCACGGGGTAGGTGTGCGGGCACTTGGGATCCTGCACGTAGCGCGGCTGCGCCGTCCAGACCACGCCACCATCAACGACCGTAACGCCCGCGGCGAGCGGCCATGCCGGCTCGAACAGGCCCGACTGCATGATCCGGCTCGCGGTCCATGTCACGGTGGCCTTGGCCTCCGCCGTCCAGGTGACGCCACCATCAGCAACCGTGGCGCCGGCAACCGTGGGCCACGCGGGCTCCGCGCCTGCGGTGTAGGCCGCGCTCGCCTGCGTCGCCTTGTAGCGGAATCCGTTGGGCTTGGTGGGCTCGACGTACTGCCCGGGGTTGATGAGCGTGCCGGGGGACCAGTACGGGTTGGGAGGCGCAGGGGGCGCGGGTGTTGGCGCCGGCGCGCCCCCGGTGGAGTAGTCGTCACCAACCAGGATGACCATTACGCGGACACCTCGACCACCGTGGCGCCTGCCGTGGTCGGCCATGCGGGCTCAGTCAGGCCAGTGGTGGCGCCTGCGCCGCTCACGGCGGCGGTGTATTTCAGCCCGTTGGGCACCGTGGGCTCGATCACGTCGCCGTTGGCAATCGCCTTCTTCGGGGTCCACGCGGGGTTGGCGGCCCCGGCACGCTTCGCCACGTAGGTCCATCCGTTGGCCAGCCCAGGCTGCGCCACGGCGCCATCGGTGTAGCCGGTGCTGGCAACCCATGCGGGCGCCGATTGCAGCCAGTAGTGGCGGACAAGCCCATCGCTCCACTCGGCCGCGACGTACAGGAATCCGAGATAGGGCGTGGCGAAGTGGATGTCGGCCAAGGTCGCTGTGGATCCCGGCGTTGGGTGCTGCAGAATTTCAAGCCGATACCGTGGGTCCGGGAGGGGGGCATCGAATGACGCGAACACGATCCGCTTGCCCCCCATCACGGCCAGCCCCTTGGTCCCGGCTGGCAGCGCCATGTCATGCACGGATGCAGGGCGGGCGGTGAGGGAGCGGGAGGCGGTGATATACCCGTTCAGCAGGTCGTAGAGCGAATCAGGGGTGGCCCCGCCCTTGACCCGCAGCCGGGTAATGCCCGCCTTGAAGTTGGCGACCGAAACGGAACGGGTCATGGCAGCAGCTTCGGGGGAACCGCCACGGGGAACTGTTGCGAGCCCGGGAAGTAGCGGCGCGTCCCGTGGCTGGCGGCCACCACGTTGCCCACGTACTCGCGCATCATGGTCATTGCGTTCCCGGCGTCGGGCTTGTTGTAGTGCGCCTTGGCGTTCGCCAGCGCCATCAGGAACACAGGCTCGGCGTCGATCGTGGTGTATTCGCCGGGGGCCGCCATGTCGAAGGGGATGGGCTTGGCGCGAACCCGCAGGGTCCATGCTGAATCCGCGGGCGGCGGCCATACCTCGATCGCGTCGCGCACGGCGTAGTAGGACGGCGGGCCAGAGACGTTGCTGGCGTACTGCTCGGGCTGGATCCGGTTGACCAGCTCCCGCCACACGGTGTCGCCGGCAGAGATGCCGGCCCAGCTCACGGTATCGGGATCCAGGGTCTGCCCGGTCGGGTCGGTCTGCGTGTCGAAGGCGTAGAACCGCTGGCCCGCGACCAGCGGCCAGGTGAAGAAACAAGGGCGCCGGAGCACCCCGTACTCATTGACCAGGAACCGCTGCGCCTCGTTGATGAACTCGTCCAGCAGTGCCGTCATCGAGGAAGGCGGGTTATCGGCCTGCGCCGCGTACCCCAAGCGGATCATCAGCCGCCTCCGCAGGTTGCCCAGCGTGTCAGCCTTCTCGTGGTGGCTTGGCGCGGTCGGGTTGTAGATCATTCGCCCCTGCTCCTAAAAAAAGGCCCGACAGTCACCAGGACCGTCGGGCCACGCGCACCCGTGACGGTGGTCGAGTTACTTGCCCTTGGCCTTGGGCTTCGCCTTGTCGCCGGAGTGATCCACGATCGCGGCGCGGCTGCGGGCCGCGGCGTCGCCCGGAGCCGGCAGGCCGGCCTTCTTGGCGAAGTCCTTGGCATCGCGGTACACCGTGGCGATCTCGGGGATGGTCGCCTCGAACTGGCGATACTTCATGCGCAGGCCCTGGTAGATGGCCAGCGTGTCCGGTTCCTCGATCGTCGCCTCGCCCTGTTCCAGCACGACCACGCGCCCGTCGTCCTCGCCCCCGTAGATGAGGTCGATGTACGGCAGTTCGAAGTCGAACAGGGTCACGGGGATCTTCGTGGTCGTGTCGCGTTCGAGCGTCATGTGGGTGGTGGGCAGGGTGATGCTGTCCTTCTCGATGGTCACGTCGTTGGTCACTGGACGCCCTCCAAGGTGACGGTGAGGTTGCCCGCAGCCGCCGCCGTGATGTTGGTGCGGATCCAGGCTGGCAGGTCGGCGATTTCCTGCTTCAGCAACGAGGCGCTGGTCAGGGTCGCCACGTCGTACCAGCCGGCGTCGCCCGCCGCCGGAGCGGCATCACCCAGCCCGTTCGCGGCGTTGTGGCCCTGCAGCTTGGCCGTGACGCCGGCGGGGACCGCGGTCAGGTTCAGGATGGCCTCGTGCGCCTGCCCGCCGAGGAACGGCGAGGTGTTGAGCGCAACAGGCGAGCCCTGCACGCCGGTGGCGGCAGTGCTCACGTTGTTGGCGATGGTCTTGATCATGGGCATGACACGGGCTCCTTTAAGCGATGGACAGAACAGCCATGCTGTTCCGCTGGTTGGCGGTGAGGCCGTAGTCGGCGCTGATGCCGAAGTAGTGGGTGTGGCGGTCGTACATCCGGTCCGGCGTGCGCTTGACCATCCAACGGCCCTTGAACGGGCGGAAGGACAGGCTCTTGCTCTGCAGGAAGTAGCACCGCTTCGCCCACGGGTAGGTGATCGCGCCAAGCTGCACGTCCAGCGCATCGAAGCTCGGGTCCCACACCAGCGGAATGCCGTGGAAGTTCACGGTGGCCACCGAGGCGTCCAGGTCCGCGCCGCCCTTGCCGGTGACGTTGGCATAGCGGGAGATCGCCGCGCGCGAATCGGCCACGTAGGCGTCGTAGAACGCCGAGCCGCACGGGATGAAGTCAGGTGCGCCGACGCCGCCGTAGGTCATGCAGGCGCGCCACATCTTCTCCATTTCCTTGACCAGGTTGCCCGGGGTCGCGGTGGAGATGGCGAGGTCGGCGTTGTTGCGCCAGAACGTGGCCACCGAGGCGTCGATGCCGCCGATGGTGCCGACGGTCGGGGTGGTCGAAACGATCAGGTCCAGGCCCGGGCACGCCTTGGTGGACTGCGTACCGTCGAGGTGCAGTTCCAGGTCCATGTTCTCCTGGATGCCGTTCTTGGTCGTGGCCCAGCCTTCCTTCAGCTTGTCCACGATCTGGATCATTTCGGCGTCGGAGGTCGTCGCCGTCTTGTCGTCGGTCAGGATGATGCCGTTGTCGGCAAGCTCGGTCTCGTTCAGCGCGAAGCCGTCGAAGGCTTCGTAGTGCTGGAACGGCGCCTTGCGGACGGTGTTCTTGCGCTTGTAGGTGAGCTGGTCGTCGCCCGTGAAGTTCTGGTAGTTGGAATCGTTCGTGAAGCGCACCTTCTCGTTGAAGATGCCGTTGCCGAACACGGATTCCTTCTTGTTGTCCACGAGCCACTTCAG